TAACTATTCGATTGTGAACGTAACTAATTATATTGCTTTTACTAATCACCGCGACGCATTGCCGTTAAACGATCATGATAGACGCTGGGGGATAATCTTTTCACCTTACACTGACATTCACGACATGGCGCGTGATGTTGGCGATATTTACGAATATTTCGGAAAAATACGAAACGCTATATCAAATTTTGGCGGTGATATTAGACGGTTTTTTCTTGATTTTAAAATTAGCGATGATTTTAAAGCGTATGGACATGCGCCAATAACCGATGAAAAACGCTCAATGATTGCAGCAGAAAAAGGCAGTGAGCTTTTAGACTTAATTGAGTTTATTAAAAAAGGTGGTTATGGATACAGCACGAGTATTATTTCAAGTTCACTGTTAATGAAAGCAATCGAAAATAATTCGTTTTCAGATTATGAATTCCCCGAAATAAACCACAAGAATATGCGCAGGATTTTTGAAAACATGGGTTATATGAAAGTCGATAAGCAGGTTAAATGGAATGGTGTACCTCAAAGACTGTGGGTAAAAAAAGCCGCTGATTTTGATAATGATAGATGTCGTCAACTTTTGAATGAAACTTTATCGATTGATGATGACTTTTAAGTGATAAAGGTAACAGTAAATTACACATGGTAACAGTTGGAAAAATCTTCTGTTACCTACTCAAAGCCTTTAATTATCTATATTTATATCCTAAAGGTAACAGGTAACAGTAAATATAGAATTAAAAAGAATAAATAATAAAAATAAAATTTTTTATAATAGGGAATAGGGTTTTTAAAAAACTGTTACCTGTTTTTTACTGTTACTTTTGTCCTCAAAACCTAACACCCATGCAGGTTGTGGAGGTAACAGTAAAAGGTAACTTTACCGTTACCTTTTGATTTCGCATTAATATTTGACAATTATAATTTACAAAGTTATCATTTAAAGAACCAACCAACTCAGAAATCACTTTATGGCGATTTATCAATAACTGGGTTGGTTGGTTTAACCATGAAGAATTAAACCCTAACGCGTGTCCTCTCGCACGGGAAAAAGACGGGAGCAGTTTTACCGCAGCATTTTCTGATAATTTTGCACTGCGGGGTTATGGTTTAATTACTTGATGGTTAACTTAAACAGGAACAATAATGAAAAATACACTGACAGATTTAAACAATCATTTATTTGCTCAAATGGAAAGATTGAGCGAAGAATCATTAAGTGTTGAGCAACTTGCTTTTGAGGCAGAACGCTCAAAAAGTTTGACAATTATTGCGCGTACAATTGTGGATAATGCGCGTTTAGTCCTTGATGCACAGACACGCATTAATGACATCCCAGAACGCAAAGAGCTACCTGCTATTTTAAAATGAACAGCGGGCAGTTTGAAAAAGGGTTTACGCCTTGGAATAAAGGATTAAAAGGCGTCAATGGGGGATCGGAAAGCAGATTTAAAAAAGGTCATACTGGTTATAGAACTAGACAAATTGGCGATGAAAGAATAGATAGAGATGGTTATGTTTATGTTAAAGTTTCTGAAGGTGGTAACAAACACCATTGCTGGAAATTAAAGCATCGTTTGATTTATGCACAGCATTATGGCGAAATAACAGGTGAAACGATTGTCAGGTTTTATGATAACGACAAACAAAATTTTAATATTAAAAATTTATATGCGGTAACAAAAGGCGAAAACGCTGTTTTAAATCGTTTAAAATTTGCCAATGAACCACTTGAGTTAAAACCGACAATATTGGCAATGGTTAGAATGTGCTTAAAAGCTAAAATACCTTATAGGATTACTTGATGCAAATCACACAACGTAAAACTGCGGATTTAATACCGTATGTGAACAACGCACGAACACACAGCGAGCAACAGGTGTTGCAGATCGCGGCAAGCATAAAAGAGTTTGGTTTTAATTCGCCCGTGTTGGTTGATGGTGAGAACGGCATTATTGCAGGTCATGGGCGCGTGTTGGCGGCAAAAAAGTTAGGACTTGATGAAGTACCAACCATTGAGCTTAAACACCTCACTAAGACGCAAAAGAAGGCATATATTCTTGCAGATAATCGTTTGGCGTTGAATAGTGGTTGGGATAATGATTTGTTGGCGTTAGAGCTGGGGGAATTGTCGGACGATGGGTTTGATTTGGATTTGCTTGGGTTTGATGTTGATGAATTGAGTATTGATGGTTTTGAAGCTGATGAAGTTGAAATGCCAGAATTAAAAAGTGGCGACAAAGAGCCGTTTCAACAGATGACATTTACACTGCATGATGAACAAGTCGAACAAATAAAAGCAGCGTGTGATATTGCAAAAAAAATGGGTGAATTTGATTCGCCAAACGAAAACAGCAACGGAAACGCGTTGGCACGAATTTGCGAAACTTATGTGACTGATTATGGCAACAGCTAAAGATATTCATGTTGCACCAATTAGCCAAAAAGACGCGGCAAAATTAGTAAAGCGGGTGCATTATTCAGGAAAAATTGTTAATAATTCACAGTTACATTTTGGAGTGTTTTTAAATAGCAAACTTGAAGGAGTTATGTCGTTTGGGGCATCAATGGATAAAAGGCGAGTTGGCGCATTAGTAGAAAATACAAAATGGAATGATTTTTTAGAATTAAACAGAATGGCGTTTAGTGAAGCATTGCCACGCAACAGCGAAAGCCGAGCATTATCAATAGCGTTTAAATTGATTAAAAAAAATTATCCACATATTGAATGGATTATTTCATTTGCAGACGGTACACAATGTGGTGATGGTACAATTTACAGAGCAAGCGGGTTTGTTTTAACAAGCATTAAAAAAAATTCAACTATGCTTTTAATGCCTGATGGTTCAATAATTGCCGATAAAACATTAAATAACTCAAATAATATTGGTAAAAATGGCAGAAAAGGGTCAAGCATTGCAAAAGAAAACGGTGCAAAACCACTTACAGGGTTTCAACTTCGCTATGTTTATTTTTTAAACCCAAAAGCAAAAGAAAGATTAACCGTGCCAATTATTCCATTTTCAAAGATTGACGAAATGGGCGCGTCAATGTATAAAGGCATTTCAATTAAGCGTGGCACAAAGGCTATTTCTAGCGACCAGTTAGAAAGCGGAGGTGCAATCCCTACCGCCACGCTCCAATCATTAGGAGAACCAAATGGCTCTCACACCTAAACAAGAACGCTTTGCACAACTCGTTGCAGAAGGCAAAACACAGGCTGATGCTTATCGTGGGGCTTATGACGTTGGCGAAAATACTAAAGCGGCAACAGTTATTAAAAGAGCTGGCGAGCTAATGACAGACGGGGCTATAACGGGGCGTATTGAAGAACTACGCAAACCAATCATTGAAGCCGTTGGCATTACACTTGAATCGCATTTAAAAGACTTGATGACGTTGCGCAACCTTGCTGTAAAAAACAATCAAATCAATGCGGCAATTACGGCTGAAATTGCCAGAGGTAAAGCAGCAGGCGTATCAACAGATCGTGTTGAAGCAACTATAAAAACAGGATACACATTTGTGGTTGAGCGGGCAGCGCGTGAAGATTAGGCTTAAGTTAACTAAACCCCAAGAAGATTTTATCTTCAGTGAAGCAATCCACCCTGCAATGGTGGCGGGATATGGCGCGGGGAAATCACAAGCCGCTGTCATTCGATTAGCCTTGCTTGCACTTAAATACGATGGCTTATCGTTTGGGTTTGTTGAGCCTACTTATGACCTTATCAGGTTAATTGCTTTCCCACGATTTCAAGAAATACTTGATGAATGGGGTGTGAAATATAATCTTAATAAAGCTGATGCAATTATCAAACTCGAAAACAATTCGCAGATCATTTTCAGATCAGCAGACAACCCAGAGCGTTTAGTTGGTTTTCAATTAGCCGATGCAGTTATCGATGAAGCCGATACGTTGCGTGTTGACCAAGCCAAACTGGTTTGGACTAAAATGCTTGGACGGATTAGAGAACGAAAACCAGACAACTCGCCTAACACGCTTGCAGCAGTATCAACACCTGAAGGCTTTGCTTTTATGTACGAAATGTGGGGAAAAGAACAGCGCGAAGGCTACGAGTTAATCAAAGCACCTACTTCAAGCAATCCCTATTTGCCCGATGGCTACATTAAGCAACTTGAAGCAACGTATTCAAGCGCACAATTATCCGCGTATCTTGATGGCAATTTTGTAAACCTTAACGCTGGGAGCGTCTACCATGAGTTTGACAGAAATCTTAATTCATCCATTGAAGTTATTAATTCAGACGATGTTTTGCATGTTGGGTTGGATTTTAACGTTTCCAATATGTCTGCTGTTATTCATGTATTGCGCGGTGACAGCGTTCATGTTGTTAATGAGCTCACTGGCGTGTTCGATACGCCAACAATGGCGCGGTTACTAAAAGAACGCTACCCAACGCACAGGATTTTAATTTATCCTGATGCAAGCGGTAACGCTCGAAAATCAAACAACGCAAGCGAATCAGATCACAGCATTTTGCGCTCGTACGGGTTGCAAGTGTTGGTTAATTCACGCAACCCATTCATTAAAGATCGCGTGTTATCGGTTAACGCTATGATTCACAATTTAGGCGCAAGACGTTATTTTGTTAATGCGCAGTATTGTCCAATGCTGGTTGAATCACTTGAAAAGCAATGCTATGCAAAAACGGGTGAGCCTGACAAAGCTGGTGGATTTGACCACGTTGTTGATGCAACAGGTTATTTTATTGCGTATAGATACCCGCTAGTGAATAATAGACCAACATTTGCAGCAATTACAGGAATATAAAAATGGCAGTAGACACTAAAAATTCGGAGTATCACGAATATTATGAGCAGTGGAAACGATGCGAACACGCAGCAGAAGGGCAAGACGAGATCCACGAATATGGTATTAAATACCTTCCACGCCTAAGCGGTCAAACTGACGCTGAATATTATGCTTACAAACAGCGGGCACTTTATTACAACGCTACAGCAAGAACGATTGATGGCTTGACGGGCATGCTATTCCTAAAACCCGAAGTCATCACAGCACCTGCAGCAATGGATAATATTATTGCAGACGTGACAATGAGCGGTTTATCACTGCATCAATTTGCTGAAGTTATTAGTGAAGAAGTTATTACTATCGGACGTTGTGCCGTGCTTGTCGATTTTCCACCTATTATAAATGCGGTAACGCTTGCACAAGCACAGGCACAAGGCGCAAGACCTTACGCGACAATGTATGACGCAGAATCAATCATTAACTGGAAAACTGGACGTATTAACAACGTTGAACAGTTAACACTTGTTGTGCTTGAAGAAGAAAACGAGATTGCAGTTGATGAGTTTGAGTCTAAATGTGAACCACAATGGCGCGTTCTTGATTTAGGCGATGGTGGAATTTATCGTCAACGTGTTTTCCGCAAAGACAAACGCGGTGAGTTTATTTTAGTGGATGAAATTTACCCACAAATTAATGGCAAAGCGTTAAACAAAATACCGTTTGAGTTTTTTGGCGTGCGTGACAATTCACCCTGCGTGGATAAACCGCCATTGCTTGACCTTGTCGACGTGAATTTATCGCATTACAGAACCACAGCCGATTATGAACATGGCTTGCACTTCACTGGACTGCCAACACCCGTAGTCACTGGTTATTATCCAGACGATAAAAGTCCGTCACTTCGCATTGGTAGCGGCACGGCATGGTTATTGCCAGACCCGCAATCAAAAGCATTTTATCTTGAATTTACAGGTCAAGGTTTGGGTGAATTGCGGGAAGCATTGCGCTCAAAAGAAGCAATGATGGCAACGCTTGGAGCGCGAATCTTAGCACCTGAAAAACGCGCAGCAGAATCAGCGCAAACGGCTAATATTCATAGATCAAGCGAAAACAGCGTATTGGCTTCAATTTCACAATCAATTAGCATTGGATTGACGCACGTTATGGAGTATTTGCGCGATTGGTCAGGCGTAACTGGTGATGTTAAGATTGAATTAAACCGTGATTTTATTCCAAACTCAATGACAGCTCAGGACTTGGATAGTTTGGTTAAGGCTTGGCAAAGCGGTTCAATCTCGCATCAAACTTTATTTGACAATCTTGTTGCTGGCGACATTATCATGCAAGACGTATCGTTTGATGATGAGATGGAGCGCATTGCAACTATGCCTGCAACTGGTGGGTTGTTGTAATGGAAGAATCAGCGAACACGCAACTGCGCGATAAAACGATTGCACATGAAATTTATTTGCAGCGATATTATTCATC